AGAGGACACCCAGGGCTTTTACATACATGGGGCATCCTCCTGGCCACACCCTGTCTACCTACAAAACTAAAAAAGTAGTTCAACACCTCTAGAAAAGGAGAAAAAACCTAGAGGGAGCAGTCCAGATTCACCTTCATGCTCAGGGTGTGACGTTAATCACATGGTTATTTTAATAAACCGACCTATGATATTCAAGAAATTGTAAATATATTTCCTATTAATGTGGATGTAATGGTGTATTATAATACCCTATTTACCAAACCCTTAAAATAAACATCAAGTCACTACTAGTAATTCCCAGAATCTGTGCTATTTTGGGGTTCGTGGTGGCTTTCTCCGTAAGAGATTGGTAATAATGAGTACCCCTACGATGGTGAGTAATAGTAGAGGGAGTATGATAAGTAATATAAATAATATTTTTATTATTTTTATCAAATCTAGAACCAATTCATACCTTTTGGTTCGCGTCCTATAGCGGTCTGCATGAAGTCTTCCAACTCTCTATCGAGTCTTAAGGCTTTGTCTTCCTGGATGGCTTCATCTGCGTCTTTACCTGCGGCTTCTACCCAGTATCCTACAGCCATGGCTAGAGCGTCTAACCTGTCATCGTGTAGTAATGCTCCACGGTCTTTGGTTATTCTTGTCATTTGATGGAATAGTCTGTACTGAGGGGCTTTCTCAGGTGGTAGATGTTTAGTAGATGTGAAGTCATCGTCTATCATCTTTGGAGACACAATCAGTTTGTGCTGATTCATTATCGGTTCAAGAGTATCTATGATTCTTTTCTCTTTTTGGATGTTATGTCTCACCTCTTCGGTGGTTACAGGGTACGTCTTTCTTAGGTAGGGTTTGAGGAGTTCTGTGAACATACCGTCACCGAAGTTAGACTCGACGAGTATCTGTTTGACCTTGTACTTCTTAGCGATGTCTGTGAGGGTCTGCATGGTTTTCTCACCATATCCACCTTCTACTCCACTACATTCTAGTACCCATAGGAATCCGTTGAGTATGTTGACTACAGCGTAGGATGTCTCGTCTGAGCCTCTACCAGAGGGGTCGATAGCCATGACAGATCCTTTGTATTCCACCCATTCCCCTAAGACCTGTGCAGGTTGGTGGAAGTTGTCTCCTGCGAAGCCTAATACTGGTAGATCGCGGAGTTGCTTATCAGGTGCTGATGAGTGTATTACCTTCTCAGGTGCTAACTCTGGGTTAATGTCCATCACAACCAGGTCGGATAGTTTTAATGGATACCTTTCAGCATCTGACAAGCTTGGGTCTAACATGAATTGCATGGCAAACCCTGACCTACCATATGAGGCTTCACGTTCCTGCAGTTCCCAATCGTCGAAACGCTTAGGGTCTGTAGGATTTCCTTCTAATTCTGGGTCTTCTGCTAACTCATCGTAGATAAGTGGTGCTAACATCGAGCCATATCGTGGTAGTTTCTTCTCTACTGGGTATCTTGCTGGCCAAATCCTTGTGTCATATCCACGATCTGGTATGACTGTATAGAGAGACATCTCTGTTTGGTACGTTCCTAGGAAGGTAATACCCCCACCTGGCTTGATAATCGCCTCAAATTCCTTGACTAACTCGCCAAGTTTCTCACGCATTCCCTGAGTTGCACTATTATTTAGGGACTCCGTGTCATCTGCAATTATGTAGTCGCTACGCGCCCCAGTTAGCTGTCCTGTAATTCCAACAGACTTCACAGATGGGGCGTGTGCTGCAGATGCAGGGCCAACATCAAAGGCTATCTTAGAGTCTCGCTGTCCCTTCTTAGGTCGTAAATGCTCTAGAATAGGCATCTCAGCTATCAATCTCTGAGTAAAGGTAGAGAAGTCATCGGATCTTGTCTTAGATGCAGATACCACTAAGATGTTGATGTCAGGGTCTAACAGTAACTTCCATACCGCAAAGGCAGAAGTTAGATATGACTTACCTACCCCACGGAATGCACATATCGTTTTACGACGTGGGCCATACTGTAGGAAGCTTGCAATATCGTATTGAACCTTAGTAGGATTGGGTAACCCCAAGTGTTCCCACACCAGGTATACAAAGTTTCTAAAGTCTTTGAGTTCCTCTGGAACTACAACTTTACTCTGCTTTTTTAGCATCTTCTTCGAAAACTTCTACAAGTGTTTTTGGAGAAGGACGATTAGATTCTTTTTGATCGTCACTAAACGGTAGAGACTTCACCAAGTTCATGATTGGTGGGCTATCTTCTACGTCAATGTTTATGCCGTTATCTTTCAGAAACTTTGTTGCTACAGACAAGTCTGCACTTGTAGCTTCACCTGATATAATACGTTGAAGTAATTCGTTACCAACGGCTTCGTGTAATTTTGCTAATAAATCTTGTAAACTGTCTGTCATAATTTGTTATACTCAGTCATGAGCGATTTGGACAACTTTGATGATACCACATTTTCTGTTGAGAATTGGGCAGAAAGTCAAAATAAAAAGACAGGTAAGAGTAAGCTTGATAATAATGCGGAAGCCATTAAAGCTATACAAACTGCCCTGCGTCTACGCGCTGAGAACAAGAGTACGTTTTCATTACGCTCATTATTATTAATGCTACGAAAGGAATATGGTGTGTCTTACACCACTTCAGAGGGTCTTAGGTACTGGCTACTCAGCCGAATGCCTGAAGAATATGAAAGTGCTAATTTTTAAATATGGATGAATTTAATGTCGATCTATGGGCCAAGTCGATAGATCATGAAGTAAGTTTAGTAAAACGTCTACGCAAGGAAATTAAAAAGCTTTGTCGTAAGATAGAACAACAGCAGACCACCGCACACCTTTTAAACACCGCCGTCAAAGAAGCGATGCGAGGTATTAAGGCTATAAAGCCTAGTGGTAAAGCAGTTAAGAAAAAGACTCGCCCAGTAGAAGCTTGGCTCTGTCTTTCCGATTGGCAGGTGGGTAAAGTTACCACTTCATATAATTCCAAGATTGCTATTAAGAGAATCCATAAATTAACCGAAGAGGTTAAGAGGTATCTTAAGAATGAAAAGCCTAAGGTTTTGCATATTATACTTCAAGGTGATATGGTTGAAGGCGAGGCTATCTTTCCTGGACAACCATTCGAGATAGATAGCGACTTATGGACGCAAGCACTACGCACCGTTCCTGAGTTAATCGCCTATGTCGTTACCGAACTTTCCCCACTTGTGCCTAAGATTAAAGTTGCTGCAGTTCATGGAAATCATGGCAGGTCAGGAACAAAACATACAGGTCACTCTCGCAGATCTAATTGGGATATCGTCAGCTATGAAACAGCTAAACTTCTCTGTGATGCTTCAGGACTTAAGAATGTAGTTTGGGACATCTCTACTCATTGGTATGTAATACAGCAAGTTGCAGGTAATGGAATCTTATGTGTGCATGGCGACCAGATACGAGGAGGAGGCCCAATACCTCTAGCCAATATCTTTAAGAAAGCCCAAGGGTGGCAGCTAAATATAAAAGATTGGAATTTTTTATCAGTTGGACACCACCACACCCATGCCTCTGGTGTTCTAAACAATGACTTATACTTCTTCTTAAGTGGTAGCCCTGAGTCAGATAATGAGTTCGCCAAAGAGTGCCTTGCACAAGGTGGTGCGCCAGTACAACGTCTTTGCTTCTTTGATAAGCAGGGATTAATCTCTGAAAATTTAATAAGGTTATAACATGGAAGAACTCTCCGCAGACATACTCCCTCCAATTGACCCACAGTTGATTGAAGCTTTGGAAAAATTATTTCCAAATATTTCCCCCAACTTACTAGATACCGAGCGTGAGGTTTGGTATAAAGCAGGGGCAAGTTCCGTAGTCACCTTCTTGAAGGAGATACTACATCGTCAATCAGAATCTATTTTGAATTAATATATATGTGTTTTTCTACTCCTAAAATGCCACCTAAGGGCGAGCTTCCTCCGCCACCACCTCCACCCCCAACTCCGTTAGCTGATAAGACTTCTAATATTGCGGCAGCAGGGCAGGACACTAGCGGAAAACGCCGCCGTCGAGGTCGTAGCGCGCTAACCATACCTTTAGCAAAAAGCGTTAATATTCCAGGTTATTAAACCATTATGAAATCAGCAGAAAGCCTGTATCTGAAGTGCGAGTCTGAACGACTCCCTGTGCTTGAGAGGGCAAGAGATGCGTCGCGTCTTACACTCCCTACACTTATTCCTGACGAGGGAGTAGGTGGTAGTACACGCTTTCCTACGCCATACCAATCCGTAGGCGCACGAGGGGTTAACTCATTAAGTAGTGCATTGTTGATGACGCTACTACCTGCGAATGCTCCGTTCTTTCGTCTATTGCTCGATAGCAAGGCGAAGCGTGAAGTGCAGGGTATGGAGCAAGTTGAGTCAGAGATTGACTCTGCCCTAGCTGATATCGAGCGCGAGGTAATGCGTGAGGTAGAATCAAATAACTTCCGTGTTGGATTGTTTGAAGCATTGAAGCATCTGATCGTAGGGGGTAATGTTCTTATCCACGTTCCTGAAGAGGGCGGTATGCGCGTCTTCCACCTTAACCGTTACGTTGTGAAGCGTGACCCTATGGGTAATGTAGATAAAATAATCACAAAGGAGTCTGTATCACCGTCCCATCTGTCGGATGATATTTTAGAAGCTTTAGATGGAAAGCTTTCGGACGAAGACTCTATAGATCTATATACTTGCATTTCCTCCATTAATAACACTACTTATGAAGTATTTCAAGAGATAAAGGGTGTTCGTCTGGAAGGTTCTTATGGAACTTATCCTAAGGAGAAACTTCCTTACCTGGCACTAGGTCTTAATAAAGTAGATGGCGAGGATTATGCACGAGGTTTTGTAGAGCAGTATCAAGGTGACTTAGAGTCCCTTGAGGGACTGTCAACAGCTATCGTCCAAGGTGCTGCAGCAAGTGCAAAGGTTCTGTTTATGGTTGCGCCAAACGGCACTACTCGTAAGCGTACTCTAGCCCAATCTTCCAATGGTGCTATCGTTGAGGGAAGTGCAGCAGATGTAACCACTCTCCAGGTTCAGAAACACGCAGACTTCCGTGTAGCTTTAGAGACTATCAACCAGATCGTAGAACGCTTGAACTATGCGTTCATGTTAACTGAGTCATCTATCCGTAAAGCAGAACGTGTTACTGCAGAGGAAGTTCGCTTAGTTACCCAGAGCCTTGAGCGTCAGTTAGGTGGAGTTTACTCCGTACTGTCTCAAGAGTTTCAACTACCTTTAGTATCTATTCTAATGAACAGGATGGAGAAAGCTAATCGCTTACCTAAACTTCCAAAGGGTCTAGTGACCCCTGTAGTTGTTACTGGTATAGATGCCCTAGGTCGCGGTCAGGACTTGAACAAACTCGACAGCTTTGTCGCAGGTATTGGTCAAGTTCTTGGCCCACAAGTCGTATCACAATATGTAAATGTTAGTGAATACTTAGAGCGTCGCGCCTCTGCACTCGGAATCGAGACAGATGGTTTGATACGCTCACAAGAGGAGATTCAGGCGGAAATGCAACAGGCACAGCAGATGCAAATGATGCAACAGTTAGGCCCTGAGGCTATGAAATCCGCTACCTCTGTAAACAATACTCAAGCACAAATAGACGCTCAGGAGAGTGCATAATTTATGGAAGCTGAAAGAATAACTGTACCAGGGGAAGAAGCCCCTTCATTAAGCCCAGAGCAGGTTGCTGCTCATGACATCGAGAAATCTAATGCAAGAATTGAAAATGATAATGGGGATCTTAGCATCCCTGCTCAACAAGCTGTACCTCCTACTGAAGAGGCTGACCCTGACCGTCCTGGATTTCTTCCAGAGAAGTTTTCGTCGGCTGAAGAGTTGGCTGAAGCGTACAAAGAGTTAGAGAGTAAGCTAGGCGGTAAAGACTTACCACCAGAGATAGCATCTAACGAGGCTCTACAACAATACGCTGCTAACTTTGCCGAGAATGGGGAGTTGAGCGAGGACGATTACTCAGGTCTATCTAAGATGGGAATCACTCGTGATGTTGTAGATACATATATTCAAGGACAGATGGCTATGCAAGATGCAGAAGTCCAGACTGTTTACAATGAAGTAGGAGGCCCTGCTGTTTACCAAGATATGGTGAACTGGGCTGCTGATTCATTATCCCCTGAAGAGGTAGCCGTATTTGATGCGGATGTCCAATCAGGTGACAAGGTTCGTACATTAAACGCAGTTCGAGGATTGCAAGCACGATACTCACAAGTCGTAGGTATAAAGCCTACATTAGTCAGAGGACATACACAAGGGTCAGGCACATCAGCGTACAGTTCATTAAGTGAAATGAAACGCGACATGGGCGATCCTCGTTATCAATCTGACCCTGCCTTCAGAGAGCAGGTCACTCGAAGACTCTCTGTCTCTAATATCATGTAATGGTATTGGAAACCTAGAATTGAGCGTAAGTGTTTAGCCCTCCGAGGAGGACAACTTTACGGCCTAAGCAATATTCTATTCTTTAACATTTTTTTTTTAACACGCCAAACCCATAGGAGGTTTTATGGCACTTTCAACATCACGCTTAGGTATAGCAGGTGACACCTCAGGTATCACCGATTGGGCAACCAGTAACGCTCTATTCCTTAAGCAATTCGCAGGTGAAGTCATTACAGCTTTTGAAACAGCTAATATAATGATGGGCCTACATACAGTTCGCACAATTTCTTCAGGAAAGAGCGCACAATTCCCAGTAATCGGTACAGCCGAGGCTAAATACCACACTCCAGGTAACTCTGTGATTGAGGATGAGACTCGCGCTGAGATTCAACACAACGAACGTACAATCGGTATTGACGATTTGCTACTTTCTGCTGCCTTTGTAGACAGCTTGGAAGAGGCGAAGAATCACTACGATTACCGTTCTGAGTACACTCGTAAGCTAGGCTATGCCCTTGCTAAGAAAGCTGACCAACAGTTACTATCTGTTGTAGCTAACGCTGCCGAAGCTTCAGCAGCATCACCGCAAGCAGCAGGTGGAGCATCTATTGAAATCACAGCAGGTTCAGCTACGGCTGACGCTGCAATGACTTCAGCTCAACTTGTTTCAGCATTGTTTACCGCAGCGGCTCGTTTAGATGCTGCTGATATTCCTGACCAAGACCGTTATGTCGTGTTTAGCCCAACGCTTTACTACAACTTAATCAGTAATGGTAGCACAGGTTTTAGTGTCTCTACTTCAGTAGCTAACTCTGACATCGGTGGCTCAGGCTTCGGTTCAGGTAATGTTCCAATGATTGCAGGTTTTGAAATCTACAAGTCTAATAACTTGCCAACCACTAACGAAAGTGATGAAGCAGGTGTAAGTTCTCTAAACGATTACTCGCACTCTGCATCTTCAAACGCCCTGAAAGGTGTTGCCTTCCACAGATCTGCCGTAGGTACAGTTAAGCTTAAGGATTTGGCCTTAGAGACTGAATACCAGGTTGAGCGTCAAGGTTCTTTGATGGTAGCTAAGTACGCAATGGGTCACGGAATTCTCCGTCCTGATGCTTCTATCATATTGATTGATACTGCTTCATAAGTAGTGTTAATTTTTGGGGGGTGTCTTCGGATGCCCTCCATACCTCTTATCATGACCCTTCTTAAAACACACACTCGTCACCTCCCTAGCGGAGTGTTAGAGACAGCTGCCCACATCCATTCAGAGACTATTGTTAATGGTGCGCAGTCTTCTATTTTTGATACTACTGCAGCTAAGTCAGTAATTATAGTATCTAATAAGGTTCTTACTATTAAAGTTCCTGCTGTAGATAGTGAGGGAGTAGCCACTACAGATGTAGAGGCTGCTGTTGTAGACTCCGATCTTCATAAAAATCCTACTGCATCTAAGGCAGGGTTTATATCAGGAGATCTAATGCCTCCGTTCTTTACTTTAACTAACGCTAGTGGTGCTACTGCTACCGTGTATATTTACATAATGTATTAATATGGCATTACTAAATACTACAACGGCTAGAGATTCATCATTTGGCTTAGTCAAGACAACTGAGATATACAAAGAGACTGTAGCTGCCGCTTCACAGTCTTCAATCTTTTATTGCTTAGGTGCTAAGTCTGTAACTATTGTTTCAAGCGCACTAGCCCTTGTCTTAAAAATACCGCACGTTGATAGTAACGGCGACCCTACCGCACAAGAGTCTGCGGTCGTGGCTTCTGATTTACACAAGTCACCTTCATCTACAAAAGCTGGGTTCATTTCTGAGTCTGTAATGCCACCTTTTTTTACAATGGATAATACAAATGTATCCACACCTACAGACCTTTATGTTTATATACGGTACTAATCATGGCTTTAATCAAAACTGGAACTGAACGACTTGCCGATGGTAGGTTACAAAGACTCTACGAGGTGCATAAGTTTGCCTCAATGGGGGACAATACTTTCACAGACGCGCTTGAATTCTCAGGTGCGAAATCTATATGGGTCATGTCTACAGGTGCTTCCGCTGTTTTCCTTATCCCTCCTGTCGGTACTACTGGCGAGGCCCTTACGGTTACTGGTGACTATCAGTCAATGGGCGCAGGTAATGTTTCAGGGTCTTTCCTTGCACCTACTGGGAGCGCAACAGGCTTTATACTTGGTGACGCTATCCCTCCATACTTGTGTATTAAAAACAACTCTGGTGGTTCAGCAGACGTTACAGTCTTCGTAACTTACTAACATGGCTGTTCCAGGAAGAACCACTCAACTAGAAGCGGTCAACACTATGTTGTCTGCCATAGGAGAGACACCCACCACCGATGCTATCATTGCAGCGGATTCTTCTGCTGATGTAGTAATGGCTGTGCAGATCCTGGACGAAGTTACTAAGGAAGTTGAGTCACAGGGTTGGAACTTCAATACTGAGTATGATGTAGAACTTGTGCCTGATGGTGGGGATAGTCATATTGTTCTAGGAACTGACGTTGCTCGTATAGATTTGGAAACCCACAACCAAGGTGGACTTGACCCTATCATGAAGTACACAGGAGGTGAGTGGAGACTCTACGATAAGAAAGATAAAACCTACGAGTTCACTAAAACTCTTAAAGCCACAGTTATCTACTACCTAGATTTCATCGGTCTTCCACAACCTGCACAGCGTCATATAACTATACGCGCTGCTCGTATCTTCCAAGATCGTATGGTAGGTTCACAAGCCCACCA